CACCAACCATACGTAAGAATCCAGATAAAGTTCTGTTTCCGTAACGCTCTACTTCTTGTTCGTAGATCTCAGGTAAGTATTGTTGTGCAAATGTGTTAGTGTCGCCAGCAGCGTCACTGTTAAATTGTAGGTAGTTAGAGTTTAGCAATTCCTGCTTTTGACTCGGGGTAATACTACCAAATGTTGGAGTTAAAGTACTCGCCATAATTTGTGTTTTTTAGTTAAAATTTTCTTGTTTTTATTTTTAGTTTTGTAGAATCAGCGCCTGAAATAGACTTAACCTTAAAACCGTTAACAAACACATCACCTTGAGTGGACCTAGCTTTGGTATCACTTAAGTTTTTTGATTTGTTCATAACGTCTTTTACAGCATCAGCTTTTCCTTGCTCATAAAAATGAGAGGCGATTTTATCTACGTTGTCAGCAGCGTACATAGCTTTATGATAACCTTTCGTGTCACTAACATTACCATCAGAGTCTAGGAACTTCCCGACAAGGTTGTTAATATTTGATTGTCTCTCTGCAACTTTATCACGGTTCTGAATATTGTACTTATAGTTTTTATCACCGACTTTAATATCGAAACCTTCGAAATCATCGTTAAAAAGCTGTTTAGTACTTTCTTGGAACTGCTTATGTTGTTGCTCAGCTACTTCCTGTTGCTTATTGTATCGGTTGAAAAAGTCTGTAGCTTTCTGAGTATCAGGGTTTACGTTTGATTTCAACTTGATTTCATCGTAGTACTTAACCTTTGTTTCCTCTAAAAAGCCTTTAGCTTTTGCAACTTCTTCCTTGAACGCAAGTTTCTTTTTGCGTATATCTTTGTCCTCGTCTAGATCTTCATCATAATCAAAGTCTTCTAATAGAAGCTCAACATCTGAATTATCTAAATAAGGTTTATTCTTTTTGTAATACTCTTTTAATAATGTCTTGTCATCAACGTTAGAGTAATCAGCATTAAGTCTTGTATAGTCTTCAATAGTTCCACCAGTCTCCTCCATAAAGCTAACTAGCTTTTCGATGTTTTCAGGTAATTGCTTACCTAGTACTTTTTCATCTCTTAACGCTTCTTTAACCTCAGCTTCTACCTTGGCTACTTCAACTTCTTTGATTGGTGTAAACTCTTTAACATCTTCGACGGGCTCTTGTACTTGTTCTCCCACCTTAATGCTATCTCCGGATGGTTCTTCCACAAATACTTCCTTTGTTTCTCCGATTTGAATGGCATCTTCTTTTTCTTTAGGTATTACTACTTTTTTAACCTCTGGCTCTAGTTCAACTAAAGGTTCTTTGATGTTAACTTTAACAGGCTCGTCACTTGTTTTAGTTAGTTTTTTTGGAGTTTTCTTTTTAAGTTTAAACTCACCTTCCTGCTTAACAGGTTCATTTGTTTTTACTTCTGACATAATATAATATAATTAAATAGTTGTTACTTTCTACATGAAAGCTTGCATACCCATATCGGGTTCGTTTTCAAAGTCTTTAGGTAAGCTGTCGTTCTGACGTTGACTTATCATTTCACTTTGTTGTGTAGCTTCCATTTTGCTACGTTTATCTTTTCTATCTTCTATAGCTGCTTCTTTTTGTTGCATTGCTTGAACCTCTAGTTGCTTTAATTGCATATCGTATTCAAACTTTTGTTGCATTTTAATTTTTTCTAAATCAGCTGCTATTTGCATTTTGTTTATTTCCATTTGAGCTTTAGCTTGCTCATATTGAACTTTGGAACCTGATATAGCCTCTTGCTTTTGAACCTCAGCCATCGCTGTTTTTTCAGCTGTACTAGCCTGAGCATCAGCTTGAGCTTGTATATTAGCTTGTTGATTAGCTTGATCTTGAGCAGCTTTTTGCTTGCGCTTAACTTTAAGCATTTGATTGGCTAGCTTAAGATTTTTAACTTGTCTTAAATCTATAGCATCTTCTAAATCAATACCACCCTCACCTAATGCAACTTGAATATTTTGTTCTAACTTGGCTTGCTCTTCGTCGTCTGGTTCTAGTTCTAAGAATATACCAAAGTCATATAAGTTTAAATCAACAACCTGCTGTAATGTTTCAATGTTGAAAGTTGATATAGAGTTTTTAAGCGACTCGGCTGTTAATGGAAAATATAAAGCATCTGCTATTTTAAGAGACACGTTTTCAGCTAGCTTTAATGTTAGATATAAACTAGCTTGTTTAATATGCCTAGTCGCGACGTTAGATGCGTTAGCGGCCATTTTTTGAAGACCTACCAACGAGTTTTTATCTTGCGCGCTTCCATCTCTAGCTTCATTTAATCCGGTCACATCGCGTATCATTTGTAAATAGTATTGATACGTTTGTATAAGAGCTTGTATTTTACCTAAACCGCTTGAGCTGTTAAGTTCTTGAATAGGTACTTTACCTGGATTCATATCACCGTCTTGCGTCATTGATCTACCTACAATAGAACCAGTTTGGAAATACATATTTAATGCTTCTGCAGGATTATAATTAGTTCCATTACCAAGATCAACCTCAGCTAAACCGTCCATATCTAAATAGACACCGTCTGGTACCATCCTAGACATTACCTGTTGCAATTTAAGATGCGTTAGTTGAATCATATCTGCAAATCCAATACATTTGCTTACAACAGACTCTATGCGTCCCTTATACATTCTAGGAGCACATATCGTGTAATTCATTTCAACTTTAGTTGTGTCTGCCATTGGTCTAGACATGTTCTCTGCTAAGCTCCAGTCTAATATAGTATTAGTTCCTAAAACTTTAGCACCAGTATATAAAACCTCTATTGATCTAGATACTCTTTCGAAGTTATCATTTTCAGGCGGATCAAATGTATCTGGCTTTTCTAAAGCTTTTAACAAACCTGAATCTGTTTGTTTTATTTTAAATACTTGATTATGGTAAGTCTTATATTCAAAGTACATAACCTGTACAGTGTTTTCATCGTAATTACCCCAACCAGTTATATATTGTCTGTTACCAGGTGTTTCTTGTATTTTCTTTAATTCTTCTTCTGATATACCAGGAAACTCTTTTTTAAGCTCTGGTATTGTTATGGATTTTACCTCACCTACATAATATATATCTTCAAAGTTTGGATCTTCTGTATATGAGTAAACCATATAAGCAGGATCCACGTAGTCAACTGTAATTCCTTCAGCTGTATTAAAATTAGTTTTACCAGCAGCGATACCAATAGTTGTAAGATCCATATTCAATCTACGTCTTACAAGATCATATTTATTCTGAGCAAATACAGTTGATATAGCTTCTTCTTCCGCTATTTCAATTGACTGCTTATAGCTTAGTTGCATGTGTAATTCTAGCTCTTCTTTAGATTCTGGAACTGTAACACCACTTGGCGATTGATGTAGATCAATGCCTAGTGTTTGCTTTAAGTTATCTAAATACTCTTTAGCAACCATATCCTCTTGAAGCTTGCTAGCATATTCAGTTCTTCTTTTAACTGAGCTAGGATCTTGAGAGTAAGCTTTTATGTCATAAGACTTTTGCGATATACCGTTAACTACGATGTCTACAAACTTAGATAAAATAGGTACCGGCTTCCAGTCTAAATTAAGATAAGACAAATCACCATTAATGGATAATTCATCTTTATATTTCTGCACAGGTTGTTCACCTCTAGCGTATAGTCTTAACGAATGGAAATTATTCCAATTAGTTAGATATCTATTACCTCCAGTTCGCCCTTGGTCAAACCACTCGTACTCTATTGCTTGAGCAACTTGAGTTCCGTATTCCCAGCTAGCTTTTTCAGCGTCGCTTACTACTTGGCTTGGAAAAGCGCTATTGGTGTTAGTGTATATACCCATTTAACTTATTATTTTTGATGTGACACCTTTGTTGTCATATTTTTTAATTCCTAAATTTACAGCTTCTCTTTTAACTGGAGCTGATGGAGCGTATCTATGTTTATTACAAGCCATCAAGGCTAGTCCAGAACTAATAGAAGCATCGTGCTTTGTCCTGTTGTTTATATTAAATTTAGCCCAGTCTTCCAGTGTTCTTTGAAAGTACATATCTCCATAGCCAGTTTCTTTTAATCCTACAAAATCTTCTATATAAGATTCTATAGCAGCGGCGTGTGCTTGCTTTATATCTTCACTTGAATTTGGTATTCCACCAAGCTCTTTTTCTGTTACTGATAGTTTATTATATTTTCTATCTGGTCTATTTATAGAGAACTTTCTATAACCCCTTCTTTTTAAATGATATAATAATCTAGGCTTGTTATTCTCTGCTAATATTGGCATACCATAAAAAACCAAAGCCATTAACACATCTTCAAAAAATATTTCAGCAGTTTGTGGTCTAGCTATATATTCTAAAAAGAAATGGTTTGGAGGCACGTCTTCCATGCTAAACTTAGTTAAACCATGTAGAGATCCATTTGATCCCCTTTTATCAACCGTGCCTGATATATCGTAACTATCACAACCAAAAGCTCCACAGTGTTCATTACCTGGATATTTCAGTCCACCCTTTATTATCACACGATTTTGTAGATTTAAAGGTGGAACCCAGGAAACTCTGAATCTACCACTTTTGTTTGGTACAAATATAACCTTTGTATCTTTAACACCGTTTTCCCATTGAAAACTTCCTTGAGTAACATTTATTGAGTTTTTAAGATCCTCATTAAAATCTATTTGCTCATATATTTTTGACAAGTTAAATAAAGATTCTTTAGACTCATCTCTAAACGCGTGTTTAGTTGTACGCGGAAACTGTCTGTAAAATTCATTTAAGCCGTCTTGATCATTTTTAAGACCTTCAACTTCATTGTCCCAATACTCTATAACACCTTGAGTAATCGGATCTCCAAAAGGACCTACTACTTCTTTTTCTGGTGTGTTGAATACAGGAAAGCCATAAGAATCAATGTAGCCTTCGTAGTTCCACTCCATAGGTATGAACAAAGAATATAGTCCTGAGCGAGTCTGTCCATTGGCGTTTCTTTGTGTAACGTCTGAATCATTGTAAAGTTTTTTAAAGTTATCTCCTCCTTTATCTAAGGCATTTGACGTTGATCCCATCATACACTTGCCTATAATTCTTGAACCTAATCTTAAACAGGTTCTTGTAACCCTCCAGTTATTTAATATATTGGTTGGTCTTTCCCACTTTCCACTCTCATCGTGTACTAGTAGTTTTAATTTTTCACCGTCATACGAGTTGTCCCCTGTGTTTTTCCAGTCGATCGTCGTGTCAAGCCCGGTGATCTCTTGTAGTTTCTCGTTTGAGTCGAGTTTTCGCCTTGTGAACTTTGAAGCGGGAACCCTGTATGCAAGCTCTGTTTTCGGCCTGTCCATACCGTCTTGTATTGGCTTGAAAAAGAAGGGGTAGTTAACTGATATTGGGACAACTTTGTCAGTAAACATCTTCTTTGCATCGGGTCCAGATTTCGAGAGTATACCAAAGCGTGCATCCGTAGATATTGTTGCTTGGTTAACCGTCTCCCCACTTGCCATAAATGAAAAACCTGACCTTCTATTTTTAAGGTAGCACATCCCGTAGCAGCGCGGGTCGGCTTTACAAGCTTCCCAGAATATGTAGAATAATCTGTTTGATTCCCTAAAGTCTGGCTGCCCAACGTCAATTTTGCTCCACTGCAAGTACATATAGTTAGTACCAGTAATGTAAGTAGCCAAGCCCTTATTATAGAACCAAAAGCCTTGTTCTCTTCTATTAAATTCTTCATCAATGTAATCATACCATTTTTCTTTAAAGTCCAAAGGGTATTCTTCCCAATCAAATACTGATTTGATTTTACTAAGTTCCTTTGGATATTCAGTGTGCTTCCACCTGTCATCTTCAAATGTATGTACATCTTCAGCTTTTGGCAAAGCTATTTTTAAATCTTGTATTTCATAAATTTCACCTATTTCTCCGGTTTTACTTATAACAACCATATCGTGTTCTTGGTTGTAACCGTACTCCCATTTCTTATACCTATTAGTTCTTTTAAGAACTTTAGGTTTTATATGGTCTTCTAATACTTTATATAAAGTTTGCTCGTACATTACTTAGATCTCCCTTCTGCAAAGCCTTTAAAAGATTTTTCTTCTTTAACTTCCACTGGTTTCTCGTTTAACATATTTTCTTCAGCTTCTATTCTATTTAATATTTCAAAAGCATCAAATATAGCTAACTTTTTTGTAGCTGCAGCGTTTTTTAATCTGTCAGCCGATATATCGTCATCCGAATCAACAATAGCTTCTTTAGCTACTTTGATCAGCTCCTCTACTGCTCTCTGCCCAGCTTGGATTATGTTCAACTTCGTTTCCTTGGTATTCATATTTAATTACGATATCATTAGATTTCATACAGTACAATCTTTTCCCGTCAATCAAAAACTCCCATTCTCCGTTCGGCGTATAGCCAACTAAGTCTCCTGAGTTAATTCCTAGCGCATTTAAGGAGCTATTGTCATATTTTAATATACCAACAAGGCTTCTTTCTTTATCTAGCGTTAAAGACTCTGTATTTTTTATTGGTGAAACAAAACATCTGTCTCCGAAAGACCTCCATTTATCACCTTTATTATATAAGTAAATTTGATCTATAGCGCAAAAATGCCATTCATCTCTAAACCAAGATCTACTTTTCTTTTTTCTTCCTTTCATGTCATAGAATACTCTAAACACGTTTTGGTGTATAACAATTATATCACCAACTTCAATATCAGTATTAAAAGCCTGAGGTGTTTCTACTACTTTAGCTAGTCTATTTACAAATTTAAAATCTTCAATTTTTGTATTTACAACTAACTCTTTACCTGCTATTGTTATTTTATTACTGTATTTTTCACCTAATGGCTCTACTATAAAGTCGTATAAAGCTTTCAATACTCTAAATCATATTCAACGGATATTGCCATGTGAGAATTAAACTTCTTCCATGGCATTACCTCGTTGTTTTTCTTAATGTGAATATTGTAAGAGTTATCAGACTCGTCAAAAAGTATATGCGAGATCTCGTGACCACCATAAACTTGTTGACCTACAGAATAATGCATTGCATCATTTTTGTAGTCAGAACCAATACTTATTTTTCTTACAATTGAAGACATATTACGCTTTTTCTAGTTTAGCGTCTTCTTCAATGGCTTCGTATTCTCCAGTTTTTAAGTTTATATTAACTGGACCGTACTCTTTCTCTAGTTCGGCTTTAAACTCTTCTAAAACCTTGTTGGCATCAGCTACTTGGTGTAGTAACCCGTGTTTTTGTGATTCTAAAACACCAACCTCGTTAACTAAGCTCATTAACTTATTTTGGCTTTCGTTAATTTGCTTTAATTGCTCTTCTGTGATTTTTTTACTCATTTTATTTAATTTAATTGTTTTACTTATTAATTATTACTTATACTCTTTGCTTTTTCCCAAGTTCTACCCACAAAGTAAGCTCCGTAGACAGTTACTAGTAATGTTTGAAATATTGGTATATATTCTTTAGCTAGTCCAAACTCAC